ACCCGCTTGAATAGTACCGCTATCTGCTATATCTGGATATGCCCTTATTCCTGATTTACCCGTACCAATTACAGGAGCATAGTTTACACTAGAAAAGCTATTGGTGTGTGTAATAGTATAGTTACCTGTTCCATTATCTGTAAGGCTAGAATTGTTTAAACTATCTCGTGTTGAAATAGTGCTTTCACCATCCATATTTATCCATTGCTTTAAGCTACCATTCACAACGTACTGCGTATCAAGCGACCCAGCGGTGCTGTGTTCTAGTTGGTCTGCTACAATTTTTCCAGCCATTATGCGAGGTCTCCGTGTATGTTAGAAAATGCAGGGTCAACATCTTCATTAGAGTTGCTTTGGTCTCTACACAATATAGTAACATTTGAGGTGTTTGCCCCAGAATGAATTTGTATTTGATTTCCACTAGCGTGTGCAACATTATAGTTTGCATTGTTCATGTTATTGGTAAAAATAAAAGCATAAGTACCTGTTCCATTATCTGCCGTGCTGCTCACATTAAAACTGTCATCCAACCCAATAGTGCCTGTGCCATCTAATCTTGCCCACATTTTACACAACCCCTGCTGAAGATTGGTCGTGGTTGAATTACCTTCACCTGTGACCGCAATAGAGCCAGCAGTGCTTGTACCCGTGAGCGTGTTTACAAGAATGGTACTCATACTAAGTCTCCTACTGAAACACTTGCGTCAAGTTCCATGTCTGTTGCCGTTGTGGTTTTATAAGTCAAGACTTGATACCCTGTTGTAACTTGTGTAGTAACAGAGTTTCCACCCCCCCTTACGCTGGTGTCATTTTGACCGCTGGATGTATCTGAAGAAGAGGCAGTAGTGGCAAAACCCAGAGAAAGATTAGACGTAAAATTAGCCGAATGTCTTCCTGCAGCCGCATCGTCAACACTGCTTATATTAAAACTACCATCAATATTTGTGTTGGCTTGGTCGTACATTAAACGTGCTTTAGGAACTTCTTGCTTCGTCAGCGTAGCCGCACCGCCAGATGTATTCTGAATTGTATCTGCTTTTAACGTACTCATAGCGTCACCAATGTACCACCAGATTCAACGGTGAGTGTCACACCGCTGGCTACTGTAAGTGGCCCTGTTACGTTAGCGTTCTCTGTTGCCAGAATGGTTGTGTTGGAACTGAGTGTTTGTGCGTTGGTACGAAACATACCGCTTGCCTTAAACGTACCTTTGTTTTCTGCAGCAGGTGTTACAGACGCTGCAGACACACCCATATAGATTACGAAGATGTTACCTGTTCCGCTTGACGGTGCTGCAGTAAAGGTGAGTGTTGTACCGTCTGGCACAGTGAACGCATCAACACTTTCCTGTACGACACCATCTACAGATACAATAATATCTTCTTGAGTTACCGTCTGGTTCAGAGTAAACGTGGTTGTAGACCCATCACCATTAAACTCTTGGGTGGCAGGTCTAGCCTGAAAACTTGCAGTGATAGGATTACCAATGAGGGGCATGGGCTATTCCTTATGTACTAATTGAGTCAACAACAGAGACCCAAACATCTGCGCTGCTTGCGGTATCGGACTGTACCTTTAGTACGTCACTGGATTGCATTACAATCTTTGCACCGCCATCAAGTAACTGTAGTGCCGAACCTGCAGGAATCGGTGCTGTCTTTACGATGTAATAGTCATTTGACCCATCGTTAATAAAGACATCTACATTGATTTGGCTGGTGGTTGTATTAGCAACATTGATACCAACAAGAGCATCATCGGAATTTGCAGTACGTAGCGTAGAAGCTGACGTGCCTACATTCCTTGCAATGTTTCTTTCAAAATCCTGTGCCATGATTTCTCCTGAATACGAGTTACTTAATTATACCATATTTATGTTTATTTGTCAAGCACTAAAGTGCAATTGCCATAGCCACTGCAAAACCTGCTGTAGCACCTGTTGATAGATTAGTTAGCTGTGAGCCATCAACTGCTGGCAGTCTAGCTGACCCATCAAGTTGTACTACATTGTTTGCACTTGTACCTACAGTCTGTGTAGCGGCTGTACCCAAACCAAGTGTAGTGCGCTGCGCTGATGCATCTGCATCATCTAACAGTGCCTTACCTGCCGCTGTTAAATCATATACGGCTGCTGTACCAGAACCAGTAAACTGGATACCCTTATCTGCTGCAGATGTCAGACCAGCAAGTGCAGCAAGTTCTGCGTCATATGCTTGTACGTCACTTCCAATAGCTACACCTAAATTTGTACGTGCAGCAGAAGCAGTGCTTGCTCCTGTACCACCTGCGGCTACAGGCAAGTCACCTGAAGACGTAACACCTGACAGGTCAATAGTAGGTGTAGTCAGTGTTTTGTTAGTTAGGGTTTGTGTAGCTGTTGTACCCACAATCTCCTGATTACCACCAGCAGGTAGGGTCAGTGTGTTTGTTACACCAGCAGAGTGAGGTTGCGCTTGCAGTGTCTGTGCATGTGCGTTACTAGACTCACAATAAAAATTTACTTTTGCTACACTTCCTGTGCCTGTACGTATATCAATCAAACCATCAGATATAGACACACCGCCTGATGAACCATTACCATCAAGGTTTACTACACCAGTTCCGTTTGGTAAGATGTCAATGTTACCATTAGATGTAGATACAATATCATTACCATTAACATCTAAATCACCGCCAAGCTGTGGGGTTGTATCCGCAACTACATCTGTAATACCGCCAAGACCAGATGACAGATTAGCAAGTGATAATTTTTTAAGCGCACTAGCACTAGCATCATGAATTAGAATTGTATCATTGGTTGTGTCTAGTCCTGAAGTAATAGCAGTTTGACCACTAATTACATTAGCATTAACCATTGCTGTTTCAACAGCATCGTTAGCAATAGTTACTGCACCAGCACTGCTAATAGTAACATCACCAGACACAGCAACTGGATTAAAGTTTGTACCATCAGCTACCATGATATGACCAGAGGTGTTTGTACCCATAGTAATATCATCACCAGTTACAGTAAGGTCTCCCGTAACAGTTAGGTTATTGCCTATAGTTACATTATTAGGCAATCCAATAGTAAGTGTTTGACCAGAAGCAGTTGTTTCAATTTCATTAGTTGTACCAGCAATAGTCAGAGACTGCGAATCTAAGTCAATAGCACCTGTACCACTGTCACCTGCAATATCTAAATCTTCTGCAGTAATCTGTGTGTCTACATAATCTTTGACAGCAGCAGATGTTGGTATTGTTGTATCATTGTCATTTGAACCAATACCCTCTGACTCTAATACTATTGTAGCAGCTTTAAAGTTGTCTACTTCAATATTAGACAGAGTATTGTTGTCAGCATCAATTGTTTTATTAGTAAGTGTTTTTGTTGTGGCTGCAAGATACGTATCAAATGTATCTACAGTAGTTTGACGCATAGTTCCTGCGTCATTGGTTACAATACCATCTCCACCTGCTACAGCAGTTGTACCAGCAGAAGTACCACCATCCATTAAGTTTAGTTCTGCTGCCGTAGCTGTAATGGCTGTGCCGTCATAATTAATTGCATCTACATAAGCAGTACCATCAATATATAAATCTTTCCATTCAGCAGAGGTGCTACCAATATCTCTGGTATTATCACCATCAGGAATGAGGTCAGCACCTAACGTGCCTGACACAAGAACATTGCCAGACAGAGTTACTGTGCCAGCAATGTTAGCTGCACCTGCTAAATGTAAGTCTTTAAATTTAAGAGAGGAAGAACCAATATCAACATCATTGGTAGTGACAGGAACAATGACACCATCCTGAAATCTAACTTGTTCTGTTGTAGTGCCAGATACATCAACAAAGACACCAATGCGATTATTGGTATCATCAACAACAACTTTGTTAATAGGTGTAGCAACACCGGGGTCTCCAATTAAACCAATAACTGGACCTTCAGCCGCAGTGCCATCATGCTTGTGACCTGTCGTATTACTAAATACATTGACTAGCTGGTTGAACTCGTCATTACTGTCGGCAGCATTGATAATGTCGCCATCAGTAAATGAGGACTGTCTGGTATAACCTGCCATTAGCGTCTTGCTCCTACATCAAATTCTAGCTGAAAACCCTTCAGCGAATATGGGGCTGATACCCCTCTATCATTAACCCTTAACGCCACAGCAAATCCCGAACCTTCAATCGGTTGCCTGACCAATGGGTTTGACTGTCCACCATATGTTGCCGTTCCATATACTGATGTACCATATACAGCCACAACAGTGGCAGTGTCAAACGGATACGCAGCAGGACGTGGTACTTGTGGTGACTCGTAGTCATATCTTACAAACAGGTCTGCATTAACAGCAGCTTCAGGTGCATAGTTAATAATTATACGCTGAAAGTTCTTACGAATACCTGCATCACCTAGTGATAAGTCAGGAGACCTGTACTTACCTGTAATGGTATTTCCATCAAAGTCATTGCCGCTTTCTTGACGATATACATAACCATCATATTCGCCATGTAAAACTATAGATTCGCCTTGGTCTACAATAAAGTCTGTACTACTTGGTCTTATACCACGAAGGTCTGCAAACTCATATGCTTGTTTTCTAACTGCTATAACACCTGTTGTATTAGCACGTGTTGTATTTGCATTAGAAAAGAATATGCGATACTGTGTTTTATCAGGTAGAACTACACTGTCAAATTCATCAACGTCAGTTAGTCCTTCAAACCTTGGCTGCACCTGTCGGCTAATTGTACCAAGTTCAACGTCACCAATCTTCTCTGTACCAGCAACAGTACGCAGTCCATCTGGACCAAGGAAGATAATGTCACCACCAACTTCCTGAATAGTATGTCCGTTAACACAACCTATTTCACGTGTAACAGGTAACACTTGGAAGTCTGCTATGGTATTGCCGACTAATTTAAATATACGTTCTTCACAGAATATAAACAGTTGGTCACGAAACGGAAACAGTCCAGTAATATTACTGTCTACATTTATTGTACCTGCACCATTAGCTGTACTAAAATCACTATCCGTAAATGGTGCTGTAAAAGTTATTGCCTGTGGTGTAGCAGACATACCAGCAAAAAATAGTGCGTCTTTAAATCCTACTACAAACTTTGGGTCAGCAGGTGCGCCTGTTGCGTTGAGGTCAGTAACAGTAGTGCCATCATACTTGGTCGCATTATTTGCACCATCGGCCCACACGATAAAATCTGTGCCAGCCAAATTGTAACGGAAGTGTGTATATTTACCAGCACTGGTTCTACCTGTATCAATTTGTGTCCAATT